CGATAGAAGGTTTGCAGCCTCACACAGGTGCGAAGGAATGGAGATTCCGCAGTCAATGATGATGCATAGTTAGCGTTGGACACATCGGCAGACGCGAGCCATTCTGGAGCGTTCAATCTGTTTCCGGCGCTACGGAGCAATGCTTGGAAAATCTTTAGATGTGATTCGGCATTCTCCGCGCCAGGAGGAGCGACATATTCCATGCCTTTCGGGATGTCTAGGAATGATCCCGGCTCAATCCTTTGGTAGTCCGTTTCCCTTTGGGGAATTCCAGAATATGCCGTGTAATCAATGTTCTCTTGGACGAAATCCTCGACTTGCTCTTTGGTTGCCGTTTCGTGTTGCCTAATGGCAGCAATTGCCGATTGAACTGCCGATCCCTCACCAAGGTTCTTCCTAAGCTTTCCTGCGGTCACGAAGGTGTCAAGGGTGTCATAACTGAAGTCGGACAGTCCACGCTTGATGGATCTCTTGACATTGCACTTGATGTGAATGATGTCCGATGAGGGAACAATTTCTCCCGTTCTTTCGCGGTGGGCTTCTTCGCTTCCCCTCGGCGCTTCGTAATCAACATGGTAGGCAACAATCGTAAATACATCATCCAATTCAGTTTGGATTCCATAGGACCATTCGGCAAAGTCGCTGGATGGTGGTTGGTAAATTTGTTCTGGCTCGATGGTTCTGATGAGGAGTCGGCCTGATGGTTGTGGGAAATACCGTAGGAAACACTCGCCATCTTCTCTGGACCGTGTGAAAATCTCCTGCTCCATCGTTTCCCAATCGTTGTCATCAATGAACTTCTTGAGTACATCATCAACCCTTTGGAGGGTCTGCTGATCGATCTCATATCCAGCCTTTGGCATGACACGATATCCGTACCCTGGACCAATCACATAAGAGCAAAGACCATTGAGAAGGCCTTGGGCGTTGGGATTCGTTGTTACAAGAAGCCTTGCCTGGGCGCGAATCAGGTTGAGTTGCTGCTCCGAATACCAAAACGGATAATTTGATCCGTATCTCCTATCGTAAGGGTTGGTAATTGGATAGGAATAAACCCCGCCATCATAGAATCGATTCAAAAGGTCTGCGTATGAATTGAGTGCGAAGTCAATATTGTAGGCAGATTCACGAAGATTCTTTTTCTTAGCCTTTTGGGGCGTTCCAGAAAGAATGGATTTCCACCAATTGAGCGAAAAAGGATTCATGCCCGTATACCTCTGCCCGAATTATTGCTTGCTGAAACACGCCCATTATGGAGCGTAATCATTCCACGCAAGGCCATTTCAAGCGCATCTGGCCCATCATCATATCGAGATAATGGAAATTCCCGCAACTGATTGACGAGCATCCTTGTTCCTTCGTGATTTGCCCTGAACCTCAAGTTCTTGTTGGCCAAATGAGGACCAAGCCTTCTGATCCTCACTTCCTTGTTCACCCTGTTATGAATCGACATGACAGGCATATTAATATGCCTTTTCCTTGACTCTGAAATGACTTGGCTTGCCAGTAGATGTTGGAACTGGTTGGACTCAATCACGACCGCATCCGCATTAAATACTTGCTGTTCATGGCAAACATTGGAAACAATTGTTTCCGCATCAATTCGTGAAAGTTCGGCCTCGCAATAGATGACACCTTCATCGGTTCGTGCCAATTTGACGAGGGCGCAATAGTCTCCGTGCCTGGAGTCTTGTCCCTTGGATGGGTCTAATCCTATTGATTTGACGAGAATCTTTCTTTCATCTGGCCATTCATCGAACCATATGTGTCCGCTGAAATGGGATGATGGCCATTCGCATCCTTCTTGATCAACGAACTCTCCGCTGATCTCTTGGGAGGCTTGTTTGTCGGAATATTGGCCCTTGAGCGCCGTGATGAACTCGCCAGGCAGGAAAGGATTTTCTGTGGTTGATGACCTGAACAATTGGGTGTTTGGCTTATTCTTGGCAAAGACATCATAAGTCCAATGTGAGACACCCTTTGGAGTAAATGTTGCTGATAGCCATCCTGCTTGTCCTGCTTCACGCAAGCAGGCGATGCAAACGGAGTAGGCTTCTTGGCTCATGAGGGATGCTTCGTCCATCCACACACCAGACAGGTTGGGTCCGCGCAATTTCTCTGGATCGTCACCAGATCGGAAGATGATCTCTGATCCATTGTGGAGGACGAGTCGAGGAGGTTGTTTCCATTTCTCTTTGATAACGCCCAAATCTTCTGCGATTTGGACAACGGTTCTCATGGAAGCATCTTGAAGAATGATGTAGGTAGGCGCGACCACCATATACAAGCGTCCGCGACCGCGTTCTGACATAGCCCTGCAAAGAAGGTCATAAGCGCCAACATAAGATTTGCCAGAACCGCGACCACCCACGAAACCTCGATAAAGCGCAGGACTGTGCCTGAAATCACTTTGGACTCGGTGGAGTTTGACCGTCTTGACTGGAGATGATCCTGGCTTCGACTGGGATTGGTGCTGTGCCTCCATCGACTATTTCCTCGATAATATGCAACTGCACCTTGGACAGGTTGTGGACCTCCTGGCGCTCCACATACCCGCGTTCCTTGCCAAGGGTCTTCAATATCAATTCTATCGCCCATTTGGCACCGGACTCCATAGCTTCGACCAGTTTGGCCTCGGCTTTATCGACAATGAGACCCCTTTCTGTTCTCGAAACAGAGGTGAGAAATTCATTTCCTTTGACACGATTGTCAAGATCGGAATGAGCGCAACCCAATTTGACACTAGCCAGATAGGTGAGACCCTTACATTCTCTTAGCGCCTCAACAATCTCTGAATCCTTGATTGTCATAATTGGACGGGAGATCATGGTCAGAATTGACTTTTGATTCTCAAGGTCATTCTTTCTTGCCATGATTGGCCTCAATCTGTGCAATTGCACGGCAAGGTTCCATCATCGGGAAAATCAATTTCATTTTGAGATTTCGCCATGTTTATTAGTCCTCGATAACTTGGTCTATCTTTTCTAATTAGCGTCGATAATTTGACGCAACATGAATCCTGAAGTTGCACCGCCAGAAAAGGAAATTACAGCTGGTTCTTTTATTTCATATGGATTCATTTCCATCATCCTTTCCTTTATGATAATCCCAAAACATACATTATTTTTTCTGGAATTGTTTTATCTTTGTTCCCACCCCATTTCCCGTGCGATTTTCCTGGGTTAGAAGGTCTGCCAATTTTTCCACGGGAATGCTCTTTGAAGTTTAATGCCCTATACAATGATCCATTAAATCCTTGAGACAAATCACAAAGAGATGTTATTCTTTTTGGTTCAAATCCCGTTTCTATTTCCCAATCTTTTTTCAAAAGCCTAAACGATCTTGAGCAAAAGAAACTTTCTGTATTTCTTGGTAGATCGGAAACTGTTGACAATCTCAATAATTCTGGAACCTCTCCCGGTTGAAATGGTGGAACTATTCCAGGATAAGTCGTCCATACAGGGTAACCAAAAACAATTACACCAAAACAGAATCCATTTCTAAATATTCCGTAAGAAACATTTTTTGCAATATATAGTCTTCTTCTTAAATAATGATGCCTTAAACACCACTCATTTGCGAAAATATTTTCAATTTTTTGAACAATCAATTCTCTTGGAGACCTTAATGACATGACTTCTTGTTTATATTCGTCTTGGAACAGCGAATTGCACCACGGCACATCAACTTTTACTTCAAAAGTTCTTTGGACTTCTTCCTCATTTCTCATTTCCATCATCCTTTCCAATCCCAACTATGTGTTCAATGATCTCCCTGCAATCATCACTATCCAGAAGGATGGTTGGCCAGACCTTATCCTTATCTTTCCAAACCCTGATCATTTCTTCCATTATTTCCTTCATTCGACTTGTCACGGCCTTCCCCCTTCTCCCAAAGCTCGATGAGCATCTCGATATGTTTCTTGGCTTTCTTGAGGTCTTCCATTCCGTTCTTTCTTTCCCACCTCCACACATACTTGATGATGTTGCCCCAATGATACCCTATCATGCATTCAACACCCATCTGTGCCAATTGGGCATGATGGCAATGAATGTCAGAACCAGGGTGGATTGGCTCGTAATGATGGGGTTCGATTGGATCACCCATATTCCTTGACCCCCAAATCACGACATGACTTCCAGATAACAGACCTTGAAAGATCATCAATTGTCGGCCCCGTGCTTAACACAATCCTTTCCCACCCAATGACTCCGTCTTTCATTTTCCTGAACATGATCTCATCGGTTCCACGCGATCCTCTCCCAATCTCAATTTTATCCACTCTTGGTTGAACTGATTGAGCCAAATCAATCGCATCCTTGGTCTCGATCTCCAAGCGACTACCATCCTCTTTTGACAACCTGACCTCCCAGAAGGGATTGTTAACCATGTCATTGCAAACATGAACTCTGATCTTGGAATTGTCACTCATGATCCACTCCTCTCTTGTCACGCCATGCGACACTTAACCTAACATGTGTCGCAAAAAACCAACTCCCGCAACACACCACCCACCATTCTATCACCTTGACACATAATTCAATTGATATTTTATTGTTATTGAAAAGATTTGAATAAATAGCCCTAGAATCTATTTTGATGACAGATCGGCTCTTCTCTCGACCTGAGATGAAATGACACGCCAGGAGGCGAGGATAGGCCTCTATTATTGAATCTATTGGTCTAATCTTCTAAACAACCTTCTGATGAGATAGGTTCTTGCCAATCCTATGATGCAAAAGATTATATTTATTTTTATTTTGTCAATGAATGTTGACTTGATCGAGAAACAATAGAAAACAATTTCTTGGATTATTAGCGATATGATGAATCCAACACCAATGTCAACAATTGATTCAATTAAAGTCGTCTTGCGAGATTGCATAACCTACCTCCAATGGTCTTTATTGATTGTATCAAAAAAATAATTTGAGGAAGTTGCCAACCACTTTTCAATTGATATAATAGTATCAAAAAGAAATAGTTGACAAATGAAAAATAGGTCAGAGAAGAGAAGGTCAGTACCCCTACCCCTTTAACTATATTTTATGATTTCCTATCTTCTTACTCTTTTTCTTTTTAGACTATTATAATCCTTAATAATCCTGGAATTGAAGACTTACTTTATACTTAATAATAGAATAATATTCTACTCATTAGGTAATTAATAGTAAAGTAATTCGCGACTAGGTTAATGTTAATAATATTAAAATATACAGCGGATTTGATAGGTAAAGAGTAGAATATTAATTAGGTAATGGTAGGTTAGGGATTAGGTTAGTGGAAATATAGGTGGAGGTTTATTTTTATTTGTCCCCATCCAATTGATCATCCTGGCCAGAATGGATTGTCATTTTTATTTTTTTTTTATTTTTTTGTTCTGGTCTTAAGCTCTACTTAAAACCTTATGTCATAATCGTTTAGAATTCATGACGATATTGTAATTTTATTGTTTCAAGAAAATAAAATAAAATAATGCTTGACAATGGGAAAAGATGACGATAGAGTGTTGGCATGACAATCACTGTGATTGTCAGGATTAAGGGAGAAAGACAATGGATGACAAAAGCTACAATGGCTGGACAAACTACCCGACTTGGAGGGTTAATCTCGAAATCATTGATGGGACTGATGAAATTTGGAAAGACTATGAAAGCCTGGGGGGTGTCGCAGAAGCAATGGAAGAGTATGTGGAGGAAATACTCGAGCAAAGTGGCAAGGGTTTGGCTCTCGATTATGCGAGATCTTTTATAGGCAATGTCAATTGGCTTGAAATCGCCAGTCACTACTTTAATGATGGCGAGTAGTAACCCCAACCCATAGGAAAGGATGAAGGACAATGAGCCTGAGTTATCGCGTGCGGGAGTGGATCAGCGAATCGGAACAAACCAATGCGATAGTCCACGTGGATTACGCGGAAGTGAGGGGAATGCTCAGGGAGTATACCGGTGCCCTGGAGAGACTGGCTTCCGATTGGACCGGCACTCAATACGGTCATGAATTCTGGGGCCGGGATTGGCGGATTCATATTGATTTTAATGGCGAGTAAGCAATTCAACCCATAACCCATAACCCATAGGAAAGGATGAAGGATAATGAGAAAGCTAGAATTGGAAACGGTTTCAATTGATGATGCATCGGCCCTTGAGCGAATTAAGTATATCTGGTTCTCACAATGGTGCAATCGGCCCGCAAGTTATCTGCTTGGCATTAATACAAGCGCCAAGATTATCAAGGGACGCCGTCAAGCCTTGACGGGCATTTTATACTTGTCCCCAAATGATCAGTCGGGAATTAATGTTTGCCCTTATTCCAGCGAGGGATGCGTTAAGGACTGTTTGGTCGATTCCGGCCGATTGTGGATGGAGACGGTGGCTAAGGAAGCTACGGGGCAACCGACGGCAAGGTTATTGAGGACATGGGAATATCTTGCCGATCGTAAATCATTCACGGCAAGGCTATACGATGAGCTGGCCAAGTTGCGACGGAAAGCGACTAAATTACATCGTCGGGCCGCCTGCAGACTAAATGGGACATCGGATTTAGTTTGGTACGATGTAATCAGGGATCATCCGAATATTACATTCTACGATTACACTAAATCGCTGAACCGTTATATTGATTACCTAAAAGGCCGTTTGCCAAGAAACTATCATCTAACATACTCGGCCAGTGAACATACTAATATCGGGGAATGGTTCCATGATGTTGCACAATGGTTACCGGGCGGACAATATCTGGGAACTATTGCCATCCCATTCAACCCATCAGCATATGCCAATATATTATCAGACAGATATTTCATCGATAATTACGGAATGAAAATTCCGGTTTACGATGGCGACAAAACGGACAATAGATTCCTTGACGATCGGTTGGGAATAATCGCATTGAAGGCCAAAGGAAAGAAGTGGAAAGCTAATTGCACTGGCTTTGTTCGCGATTATCTTAATCAATCGGGAATGATTGTATAATTAGCATAACATGATAAATTTATAAATTAGCCTAGGCTGATGATAGCCTAGGCTATTTTTTGCCGTGGGCGTGGGCGTGGGCGTGGGCGTCCAGGCATGGCCGTGGCCGTGGGCGTGGGCGTCCAGGCATGGCCGTGGCCGTGGCCGTGGGCGTCTAGGCATGGCCGTGGCCGTGGCCGTGGCCGTGGGCGTCTAGGCGTGGCCGTGGCCGTGGCCGTGGGCGTCTAGGCATGGCCGTGGCCGTGGCCGTGGCCGTGGGCGTCTAGGCGTGGCCGTGGCCGTGGCCGTGGGCGTCTAGGCGTGGCCGTGGCCGTGGCCGTGGGCGTCTAGGCGTGGCCGTGGCCGTGGCCGTGGGCGTGGGCGTGGGCGTGGGCGTGGGCGTCTAGGCGTGGCCGTG